GTGGTGTAAGTGCGACTACGCCTATCACGACCAGACCCGTTCGTCGGGACTGCAGTCTATCTCTGGTTTAAGACCAAAGATTCTCAGATCTACTGAAACCAGTAGTCTGCGCCCTGTCCAATCGGACAGTGTCTCCCAGGCCTTTATAGCCGGACCTGGGGTTTTCTCGTGCTTTGACCTCGTCAAGCATGAAACGAACCACGTTTCTTTCCGAAACGTGGATTAGATGAAGAATAGTCTTCGTCATAGGGTTTCCCATCATGAAACCCTCAGAGATCTGCCCGAACCATCGGACAGGCTCAAATTCAAGATCCCCCTCAAGGTTCTTGAAATTCACAACCTCATTCACGGGTTGTGGCTCCGTAATCGCATTACCGATTAGGTTCGCATATCCCTCTGGGAAGGATATGTATCGGAAGAGCGTTCTTAAATGCGCCCATCCTACATATTTACCGATGAAATCGGTAGATTCTGTCCAATCCTTAAAAGAATGGATCACGTTCTGGTTGACCTTGCCATCCAGAAGATTATAGATGAAACTTGATTCATCTGATAAACTGGAGATACGCTTTTGGTGTCTCCACTCATGAGATGAAGCCTTTAGTCCGGCTTCATGCTCTGGTAACAAGGACAATGTATCCTGTGTTATTTTCGAGGCTGGTGTTAAGAACCATGCCAAGAAGCCGGTGGATTTGGTTAAATTCCTTTCCTTACCGGGTTCGCTAATATGCACTATACTAGCGATCATGGGGTCAGGCTCATATAGCTGACCTCCAGTCTTCAGGGGATAATATAATGCCCTGGAGTAAAAACCCTTATTCACCATGTGATTAAGGATAATCGTATATGACAGCCAAAACAGCGGTCTTACGTAATCTCGATCGGATGATTCATCCAATCGATCTACCATGAAGGTTTCAATAACTTCATGGTCGTGGAGATCCCTTACCGGAATCTTCCATCTATTCTCAATAGCCATATTGAGAATAAGGCGGGCGTCCTCTATCTTCCCACCTTGTCGAACGAAATGATCGGTCGACGCAGAGCCCCTTAATGGGAGCTCTATGGCAGAGAGTGCTTCTTCGAACCTCTTCTGCATAATGCCATCGCGGATTACCTCGGTGGTCATAAAGTCACGTGGGATTTTACCAAACGTGAGCTCACTTTCGACTGCTAACTGAATCAGTCGAATGTTTTCCCGGGGAGGTTTCTCCGGGATTCGGGAAACATTCTGTCTGAATTGTTTCCTCTTGACCTCCGCGATGCAATCGGGGAGGTACCCAAGTACTCTTGTCTGACACAAGGTACTACATCGGAAAAACCATGCAGGTGATTCCGTATAATCAAGTCCCATAAGGGATTTTGATCTCACGAGGTCTCTTAGCCTCGAGACTTCATTGAACATACGTCTCAATGATTTTGACTTGAATTCATAATCAAGCCATGCTCCCCGGGCTTCCGGAGAGAATTTGTGAAAAGATTTCTTCACAAGAGACAGGTAGCTTTTAAGCTCACTGTAGACCAGTCCGGACGGTTCGACTGGTTGTCCCCGATTGAATTCAATCGGGTGCAGGTAGTCTGATAGCAGATCCCTGAATAAGTACGCCGTTTGGCGTGCATAATCCCCATATCGTGTTGATTCGGGGCAAAAGGCCATGAATTTCTTGACCAAAACACCATTTAAGGTGTGTATAGACTGCGTAATTGCATGTCTTACTGTGCGATAGCCCAGTTTAACGATAGATTCTTCTATCATTTTATCGAGGACAAGTGTCTTCGAATGAACCCGATACCAATATAGGCATCGGAGAGACGGGACCAATAGGTCCTGTGTGACGTGTTGCCATCCGGACACGCCTAGGTTATCCCGTAGCCAACCGGGATAAGAGTTGTCAAATAACCCTGTGTGGGTTTGACAGAACATGATTGAGCCAGGGTCAATCATAGGAGTACCATCTGTTTCAGATGATAACAATCTACCTAGGGATCTAACATAGGTAAGAAAGCATCGTGGTTTTAACGGTGCATCAAATTTGTCCTTTACCTGAAGGCAGGGACAATTTCGCGGTACGGATTCGTGACCGCGGTTTCCTGCTTTGTGGATGTACATGCAGGATCTTTTCGGGCACTCGGTGCCTCGATTTCCTATTTCATAACCATGAAATAGGCTTACCGTATCTCCTTCATAGAGATAATGGTTATCGACCGTTGATGCCAACGGTACGGTATGGGTATGTATAACATACTCCGGCGTGGTTGGAACAAATGCTGTTCCACCGTGAGACGTTAGTGTAGACAAAACGTCAGATTCTGATTGCGATAGCATATCGGAAATTCCTGAATGACCGTAAGCCATTCTTGTATCTCTTTGTGACGGAGTCGTCCTAATCTAGAG